TTTCGCCGTCAGCGTGACGCCGAGGCTCATCGCCGCATGGCTGCGGCGACCCGCGCCCGAGAACTCCGCGAGTACCTGACCAAGCATGGCCGCTAAGTCCGGCGACACGTGCGAGCGGTGCAAAGCTGCTCGGCTCAATGTCGCGTCGAGTCAGGCACGAGGCGAGTACCAGACTCGCTACCTTCGCTGCCCCCGCTGCGGGCACACCGACAAGCACGTCGTGCATTCCGAGCACGTGCGTCGTCGGGCTTTTACTTCATAGTAAAAAACCCGGCGTCGAACTGGATGGGTGCCGGTCTGGCTCCGTAGGTTCGTGGATAGGTGGCGTGAGCGCCGCCGCATCCCGACCAAGGAGATCGCACCGTGGACAAGATCAAGCAGCTTCTCGACGAGCTCGCCCAGGTCGTCGCCGAGATGGAAGCGATGTCCGAGGCTCCCGCCGAGGGCGACGCCCCCGCGATGGACGCGGAGGAGGAGTCGTCGCTTCGCTCGCTGTCCGAGCGTGCCGACAAGCTCCGCAGCCAGATCGAGCTGCTGCGTGCCATCGAGGCGAAGAACCTCGAACTGCGTGCCGTGCTGGAGCGTGGTGCTCCCGCCAAGGCGATCGAGAAGGCTGCTGCCGAGGAGGCTCCCGTGGAGAAGCGAACCGTCCCCGCGATCCCCGTTAGCCACGGACCGCTCAAGGCGTTCCGCAGCGCCGAGTCAGCGTACCGCGCTGGCATGCACCTGAGGGGCTACGTGTTCGGCGACGCCGAGGCTCGTCGGTGGTGCGTCGATCACGGCGTCGAGAGCCGCGCCCAGGCGGGCGGCGTCAACTCGCTCGGTGGTGTGCTGACCAGCCCCGAGCTCAGCAACGAGATCATCCGGCTCGTCGAGGAGTACGGCGTGTTCCCGCAGTACGCTCGCCGGGTGCCGATGTCGAGCGACACCCTCAACATCGCCCGTCGCACCGGTGGGCTCGCCGCCCGTCCGGTCGGTGAGAACGCCGAGGTTCTCGCGAGCGACGTGACGTTCGACAACGTCGAGCTCGTCGCGAAGATCTGGGGCGTGGCGAATCGCGTCCCGAACTCGCTGCTCGAAGACTCGGTCATCGACCTCGCCGACCTCATGGCCGTCGAGACGGCTCAAGCGTTCGCCGAGGCCGTCGATAATTCGGCGTTCGGTCCTGCCGACGGCGAGAGCACCTACCACGGCGTGGTCAGCATCACGAAGAAGATCGTCAAGGCTGCTCACTCGGCGTCGGTCGTCACCACGACCAACGGCACCGAGGACACCTACGGCGAACTGACCATGAAAAACTTCACCGACATGGTGGCGAAGCTGCCCACCTATGCTCGGCGGAACGCCCGGTTCTACATCTCCCCGTCCGGCTGGGGCGCTGCGATGCTCAGGCTCGCGATGCTCCCCGGTGGTGCGAGCGGCCCTGGCGGCAACTCGTCCAGCGACGTGGCCGCCGGGTTCGGTGAGCGGTTCCTCGGATACCCTGTCGTGCTCGTCTCGGCGATGCACTCCAGCCTCGACGACAGCAGCGGCGAGGTGGCCTGCCTCTTCGGCGACCTCTCGCAGGCCGCCGTCTACGGCGAGCGTCGGGCGATCCAGATCCGCACGGCGTCCGAGCGGTACATCGAGTACGACCAGACCCTCACGTTCGCCACGACCCGCAACGCGATCGTCGTGCATGACGTGGGCTCAACGAGCAAGGCTGGCCCGGTCGTGGCTCTCAAGTTCGGCTGATACGGCGACTGACTTTCAACCCTCCGAGGAGATCTGAACAGTGAACCATCTCGAAGCCACGAAGTCCGTCGTCGGCCACACCGAGAACCTGACGGCGGCGCAGACCCACACGCTGGTGATCGACCGTCTCGGCTACGAGTACGTGTCGCTCGACGTTGCCCAGGAGCCGTGGACGAACGCGGGTTTCACCTCGCAGGCGTCCTTCACGGTGCTGAAGCTCAGCGAGTCCGACAACAACTCGGACTACAGCGACGTGACGGCGTTCGTCGGTGGCGGCACCGGCGGCTTCACGCTGCCCACGCCGACCGCCACCGCTGGCGACGTGGTCGTGCGGATGGACGTGGATTGCCGTGGGAAAAAGCGGTACTTGAAGTTGACCGCGACTCCCTACACGACCGGCACCGTCTACACGGTCGCCCGGCTCGGCAAGGGCAACGACGGCCCGGTCAGCGCCTCGTCGAAGAACGTCAACGCCACGGTCAGCGGCTGATCCGGCTTGACACGACCGACACAGTGAGCGGCGGGTGGCGACGAGCCGCCCGCCGTTTCGCTTTGGAGGGTGACGCGTGATCGTTCAAGTCGGCGATACGTCGGTCGAAGTGCGTGCCGAGGCGGTGCTGTCGGCCCCGAGGTTTGGACCCTTGACGAACGTCTTCGCGTTCATCGAGAGCCTCATGCCGCTGCACATTCGCCCGACGCTCGGGCAGGGTGCCTACTGGTCGATGGCCCTCACCCGGATGCTTGAGATGTTCTCGGATAAGACCGAGTACATCATCACGCTGGACTACGACACGTTCGTCACACAGTCCGATGTCGAGCGGCTCTTCGCTCTGGCGATGACGTGCCAGTGCGACGCTCTCGCCCCGATCCAGGCGAAACGCGAGGACGGTCGTCCGATGCTCACGCTCCTCGACACGATGGACGCCCCGCCCGCCGACGGCAAAACCGAACTGCCGCTGTCGTGGTTTGCCGAGCCGGTGCAGCAGGTCGATACGGCGCACTTCGGCTGCACGATCATCTCCACCAGGGCGCTGCGGCGAACGCTCAAGCCGTGGTTTCACTCGAAGCCAGACGCCGAAGGCGGCTGGGGCGACGGGCGGGTCGATGATGATCTGTGGTTCTGGTCGCAGTTCAAGAAGTCGGGCAACCGCCTATTCATCACGCCTCGCGTCGTGATCGGTCACGGCGAGTATGTGATCTCGTGGCCGAGCAAGGATTTCTCCGGTCCGGTGTTCCAGCACACGACGAACTGGCAGCGGACGAAGCGACCGCCAGAAACTGCATGGAGGGTCGGCGAATGACGACAATCAGAGTACGGATGAATCGTGCATACGGTGCCTACAAGGCGGGCGAGCTCGTCGAGGTGGACGAGTCCTTTGCCGCGAGGCTCTTCGCGTGGGGCTACGCGAAACGGGAGACGCAGCAATCGCTGATCGAGACGGCAGCGGTGGAGCCGGTCGCGGAGCGAGCAGACGTGACGCCACGACGTAAGGGGCGACGCCATGAATGACGGCAAGCGATACCGATCACTGAAGGTCGCCACGCAGCCGGTCGTCGAGCCGGTGAGCGTCGCCGACGCCAAGGCTCACATTCGCGTCGATCACAATACCGACGACGCCTACATCGCTGCGCTCATCTCTGCGGCCCGCGAGTACTGCGAGACGTACATGGACGAGACGCTGGTGGACACGCAGTACGTGATGCGGCTCGATGCGTTCCCGGCGGTCATCGAGTTGCCCCGCCCGCCAATGTCGCAGACCACCGGACGCACGGCGGTCTCGATCGTCTACACCGCGAGCGAGGCGGGCAACACGGCGACGCTCTCGACGACCGAGTACCGCGTCGATCGGGACGCGAAGCCTGGCACGCTGCGAACGCTCTACGCCGGATCGTGGCCGAGCCATCTGCTCGACTACGGCAGCGTCACGGTGACGTGGTGGGGTGGCCGTGGCGACGACGGCAGCAAGGTGTCGCCCCGCGTCAAGGCGGCAATCCTCATGCTCGTCGGGCAGTGGTATGAGCGCCGCATGGCGGCCGACGCCGTGTCGCTTTCCGAGATGCCGTTCGGCGTGAAGGCGTTGCTCGACAGTGTGAAGTGGGGATCGTACACGTGATTGATCCCGGCAAACTCCGCGAGCGGGTGACTGTGCAGATCGCCACCGGGGCGACGAACGCCATCGGCGAGACGGTACTGACGTGGAGCGACTCGACGGCCGTGTGGGCAAGCGTCGAGGGCGTGTCGGCCCGCGAGGCGCTGGCTGCGAATCAGCAGGAGGTGACCGTCACGCACCGCGTGAGAACCAGATACATCCCGGGACTCACGCAGCAGATGCGGTTCGCGTGGCGCGGAAGGACGCTCGACATCGTGTCGCTCCTCGAACACAACAACCGCAGCGAGCACGAGTGCATCTGCGAGGAGCGGACGTAATGGCAGACACTCGCGTCAAGGTCGAGTTCGACACACAGGAGCTCGCCGTCCTGCGAGCGGCTTTTAGCAGGCTTCCGAAGAACATCTCGGCACGCTACCTCGGCGCCGCCCTGCGGTCTGCATCGAGGCCCGCACTCGCGAAGTTGCGTCAACTCACTCCCAGAGGCCCGACCGGCAACCTCAAGCGGTCGATCGCCACGAAGGTGAAGCGATACAAAAGCGGAAACGCCGTCTCTCTCGTGGGCTACCAAGCGGCGACCGGCGCTGGCCAGAAAGCGAGGGGCTTCCATCAAGGGTTCGTTGAGTTCGGCACAAAGCGTCGAACGGCCAAGGGCAGGTACGCATCGACCTACTGGAGCAAGACCGTAGATCGTCAGGGCAAGTTCCAGGTCTTGACGACCAAGCGAGGTAAGAA